TGATCGAAAAGGTGTATGGGGCGGTGAAGAACTTATACATTTTAAACCTAAACCAGGTACATTAATTATATTTCCAGGATTTTTAGAACACGAGTTTAGTGTAGATTTTGGTATTGAGCCTTTTAGATTTATACATTGGAACATACAAGCGGTGCCGAAAGAGATGGCTAAAGATGTTTGAACATTCCTTTAAATATACAATATTTGAAGAATTTGTAAAAATAGATAAAGAAATTTTAAAACAAATAAATAAAATAAAATTAAAAAAAGATGATAATATACCAAATATGAACCTTACTTCTTATTATAATAGAAGTTCATCATTTGATGATTTTATAAAAAATAAATTAAATAATGTTTTTAAAAAACACAACTTATCTTTAATAGACAGTTGGGTACAAAAATATTTAAAAAATAGTTACCACAATTTACATACACACAATATATTACATAAATCTTTTGTTTGGTTTATAGAAGGTAATGAGGATTCATCGCCATTGTATTTTTATGATGTAGGGTATCCATTAGTGAATACAAATCAATCTATAAAAATTAATTTTGTACCAGGAACATTAATTATATTTCCTGGTTTTATACCACATGAAGTAAGACCAAATAAAAATAACAAACGATTAATAGTAAGTGGAAATGTCATTTAAAAAGAAAAAGTATACAGTTATCCGTCAAGCAATATCAAAAGACCTAGCTAGCTTTGTTGCAAATTATTTTTTAATGCAAAAACAAGTTTATGATACTTGTAGAAATGCTAGATACTTTTCTCCATTTGAAAACATAATAGGTCACTATGAAGGTAGAGATGAACAGATACCAGAAACATATAGTCAGTATTCTAATATTGCTATGGAAACTTTAATGCTTAAATGCCAACCTAAAATGGAAGAAGTAACAGGACT